TGATGAATCAAAATAGTTATAAGCTACCATTCTATTTACAACAGAAGATCCTGATGTTGGATAAAACCACATAACTTCTCCAAACAAATTATTTAATCCCGCTGATACCATTTGATTACCAGATGCTAAATTTATATTATCATACACATGATCTTCTACTAAACAAGGTAATGATTCTAATTTACCAGCATATCTAAAAAAACCATTTTCTGACATCCAATATGCAGCACCATCTACTTCTACACATGCATTTTGTCCAACGAGTCCACAGTTAGTTCCAACCTGTGCAAATGCAAACGTAAATGGTTGACCAACAAAACGTTGTGTAAATAATGCTGTGTCAGTCCAAACGTAGATTGCATCTCTACCTCTGATTGCTCCTCTAATCTGTGATCCGTCGGCTAGTCTTTGTGTACCAGCTGTATTAGTTGCAGTAGGTGTATAAGTATTTATATCCTCTTGATCTGAGAATCTTACAAACATATCATCTTGTGTAGATGTATCACCTATAGTTGTTTCTGTTCCAAAAAATACTAAGTGCCTATCCGGTGTAGATACTATCATGTGACGTGACGCTGTTGGTGCACCAGATATAATTGTTGCTCTTGTTTCTGTTGCATTTGATAAAGATGAATCCCATTCAAACACAGCGCTATCATGTATTAAACATATAGCCTTGTCACCAAAATTATCTAACGACCACATACCTGGTTCTAATACTAAGTCACCAGATGCTGCTTCACCCCATGCAACATAATTACTTGCATTAGTTACTGTGTCTCCAGCACCATGAGATGAAGGATCTGTGCCTCTAACATCTCTAATTACACCTGTTAACTCATTAGATGCACTAATGCCTGTATAAGATATTTCCTCAGTTCCTATCTGCACAAAGTTTGTACCTGAACTTGGAAACTGTGAAGGGTCAGCTAATATAATACCTGTTGTTTGTGAACTGTTTATTGCACCAGACAACGTTGTAGTAAAAGCACCTACTTCTTCTCCACCCCAAGATCCTAATCCCCAACCAAAACCTTTTGCTTGCACAGCTGGACCAACAGTATAATAATGTTGTACTCTAATACCACCTGATGTCGTTGCACCAGAACCAGATTCATTTGAAGGCATAGTGATTGTAATTGTTGTAGATGTTGGCACAGATGTTACCATAAATTTTTTATCGTTAAAATCAGATGCACCAAAATTAGAATTAGTTATAGTAGAAAAATTATCTAATAATACAATATCAGATGCGTTAATTCCATGATCCCCACTAAATGTTATGGTAACTGTAGGTGATCCGTTAGTCGTGCTAAATGCACTTGTAAGTGTGTTTGTAGATTTAATAGGGTGTATGTCATAGTATACACCACCTGAGTATGCATATAAAATTCTGTTTGTGCCTATGATTGCGTATTTTCTGCCTAGACTATTTACATAATGATGAAGTCCACGCCCTGCGCCAGTTAAATTACTTTCACCTAATTGTTTCCAACCACCTATTTTTTCAGGTGTACCATATCTAAATCTAACATTATCACAGTCGATCCATTGACCTTCTGCGCCTGTAGGTGTGATTTGTTTATTAATACCAGGTGCAAAACCTATTTTTTGTAGCATATGACCCCATTATAATACTATTTTACAAATCCTGGTAGACCTAGTTTTGGTCTGCCATCAAATTTGTTTTTATCAGCAAATGGGCCATTTACATGATTATAATGTAGAAATACCTGACCACAAATGTCGCCCTCAAACGGCTCTCGCCAATGTTCAAGTTTGCAACCACTATACACCAACATATCGCCTACATCAAGCACGACTTTTGTGCCTTTTGGAGCGTTGGGTTTATGTATCTCTTTATACTCATCTATGACTGATTTAGTTCCTGTGCCATCGATAAATATAGGCCAAGGGTCACCACCTAGATTTAAGGTAGTTGATATCTCACAACTAGCTCTGTCACTGTGTCTTCTTAATTTATCTCCTTTTTTATAAGCTCTTGAATAAGAGTAAGTAGGTATCAAATCTAACCCTGTTTCTTTTTTCATTATAGGTAACATTTTAACTAATAATGTTTCCATTACAAAATCACCATAACATGAATAAGTATTAGGTATTTGTGTGTCTCCCCATGTTCCAAGGATCGGGGACTGTGAGTGTATGTTATGTGTATACATTAACTCTACAGCATCTCTTTTTAGTAAGAAATAATTAAATATAAAATTAGCTAACTCAAAAGACAAAGCTTTCTTTATAACTTGGTACTTAAACATTAAATCCTTTCTGTAAAAAATTAAATGATACAGATATTCTTATATCATTACTTTCGTTAGGTTCAACACAATGCCATAACCATGATGGAAATATTACTATTCTACCCTCTAGTGGATCTACACGAACTTCTCTCCATAAATGTGATGGTGGTTCACCTTCTTTTCTTGAAGGCATAACCATATGTGCTCCAGATCTTGGTTCGTTAAATACTATTTGTCCAGAATTTTTAGGTGCTTTAATATAATAGACTCCACTAAAATGACTATTAGGATGTAGATGTGGTCTGTTCAATGCACCCGGTGGATTTATGTTTGCCCACATATTTCCCATTATTGGTTCTCTAGCTAACCATTCTTCTTGAAATATTTCATTTGTCATTTTAAATAATTCATCAACTAAAGGTTTAAATACTGGTATCTCATGCATATTAGTTTGACTATGCCAACCATGCATATTAGTTCTTTTTACACCTTCATCTCTATCAGCCCAAGCAAGAACTTCTTTTTCAAAAAATCTGTTGTCTAAATTTACATCTTTAGCGTATATAATAGTTGGAAAGTATGCAGCTTTAATCATTTAAATGGTGTTCCTCCAAACCACATAACTAAAGATTTTCTATTACCACGTATTACAGGTTTAACTCTGTGTCTAATAAACGATGCAAAGAATACTGCGTGTCCTTGTTTAATCTTTGCAATTTTACCTTCAGCCATTAATTCTAAATCTCCACCTTCAAACTCTGACTCAGGAGATAATAAACAAGTCATAGATATTTTTCTTACAGGTGGTTCATGTGCACAGTTTACATCATTATCTACATGCCATTCATAAAAACCACTTTCTGGATATTCTGTATATTGTGCCATTTCTGTTATTTGCATTCCATCAAAACCAAAATGATTACCATTAGTTGCTTTCATAATCTGTTCTATTTTTTTATACATAGGTTTCATTTTTTTAAAAGGTATCCAGCTAATATGTGAAGTTCTAGTTTTGGTATCTATTACACCACGTTTAATTCCTTGATTACTTCCAACAGATGCATTTTGTTTAGGTTCAGCGCGTCCTGCATTAATTATATCTTGACATTGTTCAGGTGTAAAAATTGGCACCGTTGTTTCAACTATATAAGATTTCCATCGTGGTTCTGTTATCATACTAATATCCGTATTCTACCCATCCCGTTATTATATATTTATCATTTGATAAAGGAGGGTTGCCTCTATGAACGTGTGTAAATTGTGCGGGCCAAACTAGCATCACATTTTTTTCTGGTTTGAATCTACACTTTTGATATAAAAATTCTGTCTCTCCTCCTTCGGTCACATCATTAAGATAAACCATAAAAGCTAATATTCTATTTCTTGCTTTCATCTCAGCGTTTTCACAATGCCAAAAATGATAACCTTCACCTATTTTAGTTTTTTGAATCTTCACCTCTAATATATTATGTGTAGATAATTTTTTTAAATAAGAATATTTATTGACATATAAAGGATACACCTCATTAAAAAACATATCTATAAAAGGTTTATTAGTATAGGTTAATGCAACATTTGTTTCTCTTATAGTATTTATTGCATTATCAGATACTAACATCTCATCTTCTTTTCTTGGATACACAGCACCTTGTTGTTCACACTTATTAAAATAATTTGTGTAATCATCTATCAATTCGTTTGGCATAAAATTTTTAAACACACCTATGTGATTATCTATGTAGTATTGTTTATCCATTATGTGGCACCTCTATTTTTTATTGGATCAAATTGTACATCACAGTTTGCAGCTAATGTTCTTCTTGTTTCATTAGTTCCATTAAACGGATATACACAGTGTCTCATGTCATATGGAAAAATATAAAAATCTCTAAGGTCCATTGGTGGTTGATAATCTATTTTTGCAAACTGACCGTTAGCTGCACCTAATATTTGTAGTCTACCATTCTGTTGTATGTGTCCTGCTGAATATTCTCTACCATAAGTTGAAGGTAGTTTTAAAATCATTACACTAGATAAACCAGTAAACAACATACCTCTATGAATATGTGCTGGATTGTATTCGTGTTGTTTCATCTCATTAACCCAAATAGAATTAAGATGTAAGTCGTAATCTCTTATTTTATTAAATGCTAAATAATGCTTAAACATTTCCATAAAATAATTTGTTACATCTCTTGGTAACATATTATGATTTTTCATCTTTGATTGATCTTGACCATGATAAAATAAAGAATGTTCTTTTTCTATCTTACCAACTAGTTGACCAT